AAGTTACTAAAGGATTCCACAACTCCATCTCATAATCATCCTCATTCATCTTAAAGTGCCAGAACTCTCTATCTGTGATTAACATATCACGGAAAGCTCTTTCTTCAAGTTCATCCATTTTAAATCTTTCTTCATCTACACGGGCTTGGTGTTCTGCCCATTCTTCTAGCATAGATCTATAATCTTTCTTGAAGAACTGTTCAATTTCAGGTAATGATCTAAGATTTTCTGGAGCTAATGCTTTCTGAATTTCAGGATCTTCTAAATCAGCACCCTGCTCAATCATACTCATCACCATCTTACGCTCAGCATCAGCTAATAACTTCTGCTCAACCATAGCTCTCTTCTGCTCTAATAACTCATTATATGAGATCTCATCTACAGCACGGAAACTAACTCTAGTATTTCTTTTAGCAAATTCAGATACTAGTACATTGATTACGTTGGGAATAATAGGATAAAACTTTAACTCTAATGCAGACTGATCCTCTTTAGTAAGAACATCAATTAACTCTGCATATTCTACATCCTCTTCAACAACATAATCTGTTTTATCTATAATACCTTTAGCAAGCTTATAGTTCTTAGAAAGCCTTCTAGCATTTCTACGCAACTGCTTCATGCCCTGCCATTCTAACCAATCCAAATTCCAGGCTGCCCAATCATCATCCTTCTCCTTTCTTGGTATAAATTGAATGGGTTGAGTAAGAGTACTCATTCTGTTGTACTCTGCCTTAGCTCCATTCTTGAGCTGCATTGCGTTTAGTAATTGCATAATAATTTAAAATTGTTTTTAGAATTTTTTGTCCATCTAGACATAGTTGTTTCACAAATATTAAATGCTTTTGCAGCATCTTTTATAGAATCATAAATTTTATTAGATGTCATATCTAATACTTTTTTTCTAGTTTTAGAATATATAGCTTCTTTCTCTGAATCAGATTTTATTCTTCCTCTTTGAGCAGAAGCAATAATTTCTTTTTGATGATTGGATATTTGTTTTCCATAATTTGGATTATTAATACCTTTAAGCTTTTCAGATCTTTTAGTAATTGCTTCTTCTGATTGCTTTCTACCTTTTCTCTGGATACTCATTAATTCTTTAGCTTTTTCAGAATGTTTTAAACCATAAACACCTTCACCGCCAAGAGTTATATTACATAAAATTCCACCATCACATTTTCTTTTGTATATAGAAATAAATTCTTTTTCTTTTTCACAGGCTTCTTCCCAAGTTAAATCATCAAATACAATGTCTACTCTATAAGCTGTTTTAGAAATAATATTTTTCCAGTGTTTAGTTCTATTGTTATTAGAGTTAGCTCTTTTATATTGAGCATCACTACCTATTCCTATATAAAAAGGCTTATTTTTATCTAATCTAATATGTCTATAAAGATAAGCCATAGTCTGTAATTGTTGTGTTAGGTTGTTCTAATAATTCATATAAATCCATATCTATTATAGGTTCATCATCGTCACTATAATAAGAGATGTATGTTACTTTCACTGTAACACTTTCCATCGCTGTTGTACTCATGTACCAGTTCATTATCTTAAGTTTTTAAATGCACGTTTGGGCCTTTGCATGCCATTTGAAGAGGCACTTTTCCCAATATGTCTAAACGCTCCTACTTTTAATTTATACAAATCTTTTGACTTATCCAAACTTTCAGGAGTTACTTCTCTACGTTTTAAATATCCACGGTTTGATTGTTGTATTTTAGCAAAGGCAACTAGCGCTGTAAATGCTACAAGTCTATCCACGTTTAATCCTTCTCTGTAGGCTAACATCTCTTTAATTAACATAGGGTCTGGTATTCTAGATACACCGTAAGTTGTCTTTACCACACTGCCATCCGTCTTATAATCATGGTCAGTTTCCTCCCTTAAAAATTCAATAGCATAAGAGATAAGGTGGGCCTTAAATAATGTACCGGTGTTACGCCAACCATATTGTTGATATACGCTAGCATTACTACCAATATCTTTTAAAAATAATATCTGATCTTTAGTTACTAAATATCTTTGCTTTCTTTGGGAGATCATATACTGAATAAACAAGGATACGTTATTCTCCACTAATGTCCAAGCATTATACCACTCTATAATTAACTCCAATCTTTCATGAGTTTTCTTGATGTCATCAAAACGACCACACCATGCAGCTACAATCTTATCTTGCTCTATATGCGTTTTCTGCTCTCCACCCTCTTCTCTAGATACTTCAATAGGGGCTTTATAAACAAAAATAGAACAAAGAGAGTCAGAGGTAGTAGTTTTTCCTTCAGAAACTGGGTCAATACTTGCATAATACATCCCAAAGGTAGGATCTTTTTTGGGTCTTTCCCATACTACTAAACATCCACTCTTGTCTTCCGTCTTTTTAGAGATTGGGAACTCATTGATAGGTAGCTTGTTAGATTCTTTTACAGTTAAATTACTGTGCTCATCTCTATACAACTCTAACAACTCATATGGGTATTCTTTATCCTCAATCCTTCTTAACTGTGCAGCAAGTAAGTGTACTGCAAATACAGATTCCCTTCTAAATGCAAATGCCTCTTCAATGTTTGTAGGTTTCTGAGAGATACGTAACTGATATTTGTCCGGCTCAATCTCTTTCTTCCATTTAATTCTTTCTTCCTTAATAGCCTCTAATGCTTCTTCTACCTGTGAGTTACCATACTCATCTACAAATGGCATCATTGACCATTGTTCTGGAATAAATAATCCTGCTGTACCTATACTTCCTTTACCATCTAGTAGATTAGTTTCTACTGCAAAGATGTCATTAGCTTCAGGATTCATGATTAAATTCTTCAATGGTTCACATTGATCCAAGTCACCCACAGATCCTGCTGCAATAAATACCCCGGTAGTTATCATACCAGATTGTAATGCAGGACGTAAATATTCATATGTCTCCCCCATCTTAGGAGCAATACCTGCTTCCTCATGGAAAAAATACTGACAAGGACCACCCACACCAGCTGTTGCTGATTTCTCAAAAGACATACCTTGTATAGTACCTTTCAATCCCACCTCAGTTTTCTTATTACCTTTTCTTACCTCAATCTTTTGCTGCCATAGCATTACCTTATCTGGATTCATAGGTCTATACCAAGCAGTATGCTCATTTAGGAAAGATGCATATTCATCTAAGAATTTCCATGTACCCTTATCATTTATGTAATCCTTAAGCGAAGCACCTATCTTTAAAGTCACACCCTCTTCAAACCATAATGAATTAATTAACTTACCGGCATGAAAGTATGATGATGCGATCTGACGTTTCTTTAAGATGGCAACATGCTTGTAATATAGTTCAGCCAATATCTCATACAGAGCCATGTGGTACTGAGCGTCCCGGACTTTAGCAAATCCAAACTTCTTCTCTTCCTTATCATAGATAGGGAGAAAGTTAAGCCACATGTAATAATCCCTGCTTAAGTACCAGACATTCTTTTTATCCTTGTACAATACCCCACTCCTACATTTCTTTTTCTGGTCATCCCAGTAGTAGATATAGTCTTTGGATTTAAATGGGGCTACTGTATAGAAACCTAGTTTATTAAAAGTTCTAGCTTCCTTATTAAATAATAATGCTACCTCATTGAAATCATACTGTCCCGGCTCTTTAAATAATGTAAGTAGGTACTCCCTCCACTCTATGTTAGAAGAGAAAGTAGTAACTGTCCACTCACCATTATCCCAAGTAGGGATTTGTATAATCTCACTCATCTAATAGATCTTCAGGACATCCATTATATTTAATAATCATATAAAGTAATGTATCTATCGTCTTAGCTGACATCCTAGAATTACATTCTTTAATATTATTAAAATATGCTTCTTTATCTTCTGACTTAAAAGCACTCCATTGTTTTGTGTAGGTGTTGTATGTAAACAACCATCCATATAAGCTATGTTCCATAATTATTGATCGTATGCTAATCCTATATTTCCTCTTACCTGACTTTGCTGTTCTTCAGCCAAATCTTTATATGCCCCTTTAAATGATTGTCTGATCTGGTCAAACTTTGCAGCAGCATTTACTAAAGCTGTAATGTTACCATCTCTACCACCCTGGATCTCTGTTGTCTCCATATAATGTGCCAATCTATCTAACATAGACTTGATACCCACATATGTTCTATACGTGGGAGTCTCATATAACTTCTTACAAGTATTCATACCCCGGATAATAAAATCATCTTCGGTGGAAATATCCATATTAATCTCAGACATAATAATCTCTTCCTTCTCATGTTCAGGAACATTAAAGAAAGGGTTAAGGTCAGGATTAGGGCAAGTCATATAAAACAGGTAGGTATATACTTTTAAATAATCCTCCGGGTATTCAGTCATTATATCATTCAGAGAAGATATTGTATAACAATGCTCCGTAGGTACAACTTTATTATTTACTATATCAAATAGTTTAATTAGCATCTTGTTTGTGTTTGATTAAGTTTATAACCTCAGACTTAAGGTATGGAAGATCATAAGGTACAATCTTTTTAACTAAAGGTTCTCCTTGATCATCTAACTTAGTAATAGGGTTTCCAAACTTATCTGTACCATCTGTATAGAACAATACGTGGTGAATAGTTATCTTACCGGCTTTAAGTTTAGGGTTATGCTTTAATATAATATACATATATGTAGACAGTTGTAAAGCATAATGCCAAAAGTTACAATCATCTAAGTGAGTAACCGGTGCTAACATCTTCTGTGATATACCCTCCCAATTTACATAGGATTCTTTCTTAATCTCTTTATTAGTCTTGTAGTCTGTTATGTTAACTGCACCTTTTGCTACCTCCACTAAATCTGATTGACCACATATACCGGCAGACTTCAAGTATACAAAATGCTCCGGGTACATACCCTCCTCTAACTTCTGTGGTGGAGCATACTTTACATCATCAGTGATAAGGGGTCTTATAATAGGTAGGATACAACCATGTCTTTCAATAGTATTCAATTCAAGTAGGTCAGCCTCACGTTGATTGTGATACCAGTTACCCTGATCAATAGCTCTATTAGATTCATTCTCCCAAGCTTGTAAGATATCCTGTACAGACATACCATACCACTTAGATTTCTTAGACTTAGATGATTTCTCAGCTACAGTAGGTGCATCAAATGGTTTCTTATACTTAGATATAAACGAAGTCACTGAAGTCCAGTCAATTATATCTGCTGAATCTATAGACTCATACTTGTGGTTTTGGGATTTAAATATTACACTCATAACTTAGCTAGTAATTGATCCTCTTCTTCTGCAGACATAAATGAATCCCACTTACCTAAAGGACATGATGAAGATAAACTCCTGGTTTTAAATTTTAACGAGCACCCACACTCAGAACAACATGGTTGTGTACCGGGTACTAAACAATCCGTGCCCACTAAATCTAACTTAGGACAGGCTTGACAAATAGTGTAACGCTCTAGAGCAATCTGCTCTATACTGTCAGTAGTAAACAAATAATTCCTAATACCTTCAAGTATCAAAGGATAATTATTCCAAAGTCTTGTCACTTTGTTGTTTTTTATTTTTTCTATGATCTTTCTTTTTTTCATACTCTTCTTTCATTTTGATTTCTAGTGCTTGCATCTTCTCTAGCTTATCCACTGTATTCTTATATACATGATACCTAGAAAATACTAAGTTCTCCCGGTTATGTAGATACTCAGAATACCTCCGGATATTAGTTTGAAGTATATCCCACTTAATATTAAAAGTACCAAGACCATCTATAAACACATGAGGATCCTCTAAAGAAGAGAGAGACTTCCTGGCCTTATCCCAGTAAAAGTCTGTCACTGCTTTAATAACCTTCTGTTCCATCTCTAACTCTATAGATGTTTCCTTTAAGATATCTTTATACTTCTTGGGGTTCAATACTTACAAATTTATAATCCAGAAAAACATTACCCTTAGCTTGTACATTAAGTGCCGGAGCTAACTTAATCATCTTCCTACCCTTACCATTCTTTTCAATCATGCCCTTTCTCTCAAATTTAATAACAGCGTTACGCACAGACTGAGGGGTTTTAAATATCCCCTCATCTGATGCATTGTTACAAAATTCTGTGAGTTCCACCTCTTCATTAAATGCAAGCATAGTAAGACAATCCAAGTCAGAGTTACTAACATTGATTTTCTCAAGGTAGCAATGGGTGAGGAGTTGATACTTTACAATATCCCCCTTATCCATCTTTACCTTCTTACTAACTTGATTTACAATCATGACCTCTTAAGACCTCTTGGTTTTTCTTCCACCTCTTCCTCCTCCGGTTCTTCAGCTAGCATGTTAGCAACCATAACTTGGTACTGCAAGCGCTTGGCTCTTTGTTCCTCAATCTGGGTAACTAATGTTTCATACTCTAACTGTACAGTTAAAAACTCTACCTGCTCAGTGTAATACTGAGTCAGTTTTTCTTTACGCTCTTTTACCTCTTCAGGTGTGAGCACTTCTTTATTTTCTTCCATTGGTTTATTATTTACATTTCCCAGTACACATATACCAGCTCATTACAATCACAGGGTTCTTCCGGATGCATTGGTTTACCGCACCTAATACAAGTGAGTGGCTTTGTAACTTCCTCATTCTCTGGCATAATGTACAAGTTTACACATTATATATTTATCTAGACTAACAAGTTACTAACAATTAATCCCAATGCTTATTATATCTCTCCCAATAAAACTCAGGAATAGTATCTGTGTAAGCTTGTACATAATCACATTTAAATACACTACTATTCATCTCTATAAGAGCAACGGTAATAATATCATCATTCTCATACCCCATATCTAAAAGCATTTCTTTTATCCAAGTATAGTTATTCCCGGAAAGCACTGCAGCCTCCACTAAGATAACCTTATGATACCTATAAGGAATAATCTGTCCACTCCTCTTAAACTCATATTGATAATTATCTTTACTCTCACCAGGATACGGGACATCCAAATGAAACATATCTAGCATCCTTCCTTCTTCAGAGAGATGGTGTGCTATCTGCATAGACACCATAGAAGAATAGTCCGGGGACACATTAATAATAAGGGTGTCATGAGGATCTACCCTGGGTAACCTCTTAAGCAATCCCTGTATAAGCTCATGCTCTTTTAAAAAATCTATATACATAAAACAAATATACAAATAATATCCCCCCCGTACATGGGCTTCACTCAAATACCCCCTGTGGTTATGGTAATTGTTTTATGGGTGTCGGGGTGGTTGGTTATAAGCTATCAACTCCCCTCCTTAAATTTAGCCGGGACTAACCCCCCGTAATACTACCATGTTGTACTTTTACAAAAAAACAGAACGTGCTATCGTTTGCACGGACAAGATCTTTGGTAAGAAAATCAAAGTAACTCTTGAAAACGGAAATGAAATTGAGGTAAATGCTCAAGTGAAATTTGGCATCATTGCAATCGGAGACCAAGAGATTGGTGAGATTGAACAAGGAACAAAACTACCCTTTATGCTCACTGACCAAAAGGTGAAGGATCAAGATGGCAACGTAACTGGCTTGTATTGGGCAACACCTGAATAAGGTGTGCCCTTACGGGTTACAGGCATAAGCACTATCTATACAAGTTCCCAATTGTCTAGGGATTAAATCATGGTAGCTCCATGAGCTTGTTACATAATGATGAATTACTTTAGTGTATTTGGTCTTAACACGGGAAATCGTGAGACTTTACTAAAAAAATTTATCATTATGAAGGTGAGAGAGGGTAAGTTACAAGAACACTTCACACTAAAACTATAGGTGTGACAAAGTGGTAAGAAGTGGGATTAAATGGGGACAAGTGGGCCATTATATGGCTAAATGATTGAATAACAACAAAAAGAACTATGGAAAATACAATTCAACAACAGTTAGAAGTCATCAAAGAACAGATGATTAAAACTAGTCTTCAAAGGATCTATGATCAACTAGAAGTTATAACTCAAGATAAACTTGACATGAGTTTAGAAGAATTTCTAGAGTGGCATAAACTAATCAATATAGGGGCTTAATTGCCCCTTTACTTTAATGCACCACAACTCACTTCCAAAGGGTGAGCAGTAGTAATAGATGGCTTACAGCAAAGTAACCTAACCATCCTAACCAAGCAGTAATGCTTAGACATAAGGAAAAAAAGTAGAGTAGGTGCTAGGATTCCAATGTTACTACTGAGTGCAGATGGGAGTATATTATACTCTATGGTATTATACCTAACAGTATTACCGGATTTATTATTTTAACTAAAACAGATATGAAGAAATTTATAATATTCTCTACGTTAAGTCAAGCAAAGAATTACATTAAGCGTAATCTTCCCACCTATAACCATGATGATGGATGTGGGTGTTGCTATAGTTATTCTTATCCTCTAATACAGGGTAAGCGTATTGTCTATGTTAATAGTTATTCTAACATGGGTAATCCAACTACTGAAGTAACTGTCATTGGCAGATACAAAAGATAAACACTCTACTGGCCATAGAGTGTATAAAATGTCGTGATTGGCCACACGTCAAGGCAAATGAAGATGTCTTTGAAACACAAAGATGTTTCTAAAGGGGGTTAGTGAACTAATGATCTAATCCCTCATCTTTTTTATTATTAACTTAAACTAAAACATATATAAAATGGAAAACACTTTTAAACTAACCGATGAACATACTGCCTTATTAGGTACTATGAATGAAGAAATTAAGCAAGCTCTTGTGCATGTTGTTAACACTCTTGGCTATTACTCATCTATTCAGTTCTTTACCGCTGAATTTGATTTGCCTGAGAGTAAAGCAAAATGTCTTGCTGATCTTGGATGTTATGTAATAGATTAAACTATGAAACTACTTACATTTATTGGGAAGGCTCTACTGACAGTAGTGCTCCCGTTTGCTTTTTTTGTTATTAGTACTATACTAGTAACCGCACTTATTGCTTGTCTTGGTGCTATTATGGGACATAACAACTTTATTAGTTGTTTTCAAGGTGTTTTTAATACCGGGATTGTTATGTTTTTAATGATCATTGTTACCTTGTTCCTTATCTTGTATTGGTATAATAAAGATGAGGTATGAAAAAGGTGTTGTTATTACTTGCTATTGTATTAGTACTTGCTTCTTGTGGTACTAGTAAAGTACCGCATGGTTGTGGTAAAAAATCAAAGAAGTATTATCACGGGGCTTTCTTAGAATATACATGAACTATGACATTTGAAGAAGCACAGGGTATGTTTGATATGTACAGCATTAGCCCGGAATTAACTTGTGAGTGTGATGATCATCATACATGTCAGCAATGCCATGAAGATGACCCGGAAATTTGGGAGGATGTAACATTCTTTGATCATTAAACTAGAACTTGCTATGAACAATGAACAAGTTGAAAAAGTAAGTCTGCTTTATATTCAGTTATGTAACGCAGAGAATGATTTATTTTGTTTTACTCAAGCAGCATCTCTAATGGATTCAGGTGAAGAGAATTGGGTGAGAGATCAAGAACGGCATATTAGTTCTTTGCGTGCACAGATTGATTATGTACGAAATAATAAAGAGTAAATTTTAATGTATAACTTGCCAAAACTATATAATCAAACATAGTTTTGGCAGAATATACAGTTATTAATATTATATTTGTATACACACTACTATGGCGGAATAGGTAGACGCGCAGGACTTAAAATCCTGTTGACAGCAATGTCAGTGTGGGTTCGATTCCCACTGGTAGTACAAAACAAACTCTCTTACATAGGACGGGTTGGCAACCATTGAAAGAGACCTTGGCTTATGGGAGTAATTACCCAATAAGAAAAATGCCTCAAGGTGTAATGTGATGGACCCTGCTCTGTAGTGCACTTACAACAGGTGAACAGTAAACTATGTTCAGTAAAATCCACAAGCATGGTGATCATGCAGGAGAGTTTGTTTTTTTATTAAATAGTCAGGTGGTGAAACGGTAAACACAAAGGGCGTTGCTCTAAATATGCAGGTTCAAATCCTGTCCTGACTACCAAGTGTTCCTGGTTGCATACCGTAAGATCTGCTTCCAGGACTTTTTTTTATTAAACAATTAACTAAAAACCACATATGAAAAAATTTAAGAATGTTTATTATGCAGTTATGACTGCTGTTGCAATTGTTCAGATACTTCTTCTGATCAGTTTGCTAATTACCGCAAAGATAGAATATCTATACGGTGTTACTCTACTTATGATCGTGGCTGCTGCCTTGATTATTTTTTATGATAAGTTTATGGAGGACGTAGTATGAGCCAGATTATAACTTATCGTACTACTGA